CACCTGAACAACCTCAAGACCTTGGAGCTACAGGCACTGGTGGCGGCAACATCGGAACAGGAAATGTACCGCAGGCAGGGGAGAGTGAATTCTCTGGTTAATCTAGAGACACTTAAAGATCAAGTTTCTGAAGCTAAGAACAGGACACAATAACATGAAAGATAAAATGAAAGTTAAATATAATGAAGGTTCAATGCTCACTACACCTGAAATGGAATTAGAAGATACTTACGATAATATTCCTGAAGATGAAAAAGAAGCAGCAGAAGCCTCTCAGCTACCTGACGAGGCGATGGAAGATACTTTCCAAGACTTCGTACTAGGTGAAGCTCTCACAGAAGAAGAGCAAGACATGCTTTCAGAAGCTTTAGAAAGCAACGCAGAATTAGCAATGGTCTTTGATAAAGTCTTAGACGTTGCAGCAGAATTCTCTGGTGAAGGTTCCGTAGAAGGGATCGGTACTGGAGTATCAGATTCGATACCAGCTAGGTTATCGGAAGGTGAGTTTGTATTCACCGCAAAGGCTGTCGAGTTAATCGGTGCAGAAAACCTCCAACTAATGATGGATGAGGCGGAACGCACGTTTGATGAACAAGGTGGTCGAACCAAGAAAGCATTTGGCGGTCTAACTGAAGACCCTCTTTATAGCGAAAAAGCTAATGGGGTATCTGAAGTAAAGGACACTAACCGAGACATTAAAAGAACAATGATCTCAGCTAATAGAACCCCAAGTGTTTATAACCGATAAGGCTACCTAGACCCTTAGCCCCTTATCAAAATTTAACCTAGAGGCCACCTTTTAATTCAAGACCCTGTTGTGTTTAGCTAACTGAACAGCCACCTTGAAAGACAAAAAGCCCCAATAGGAGAGTGACAATATGTCTAACGAACAAGAAGTAGAAACAACTGCAAATCCATATAACGCTAAAAAGTCTTGGCATACGCCAGATGAAGGCACTATGGAAACAGCAGACGGTTTGTTCTTTGAACGCCCAGTAGCACCTCAAGCCACCCCCGATGAGGCCCTTGAAGAATCAGCTCCTGAGAAAAAACAAAGAACCAATTATAAAAAGCGATACGATGACTTAAAGAAACATTATGATGAAAAGGTTTCAGGTTTTAAACAACGAGAATTAGAACTGCAAGCTGCGACTGAGAGCACTGCTCCAAAAGTCCAGTTAAAAACCGCAGAAGATTTAGAAGCGTTTAGAAACCAATATCCTGATCTGTTTGATACCGTAGAAACTGTTGCTCATATGAAATCTGAGGAACAAACTAAAGCACTCCAAAGTAAGTTGGACATGCTCCAAGAGCGTGAAAATACTATATCACGGAGAGAAGCTGAGGAAACTTTACGAGATCGACATCCTGACTTCGAAGACATTCGAGGTGACGATTCTTTTCACCAATGGGCTAAAGAACAACCTGAAGCAATTCAAGGTTGGATTTATGATAACCCAGATAATGTACAACTGGCAGTTAAAGCTATTGATCTTTATAAAATGGAAGCCGGTATCTCTACTAAAGGTAAACGTCAGACTAAAGCGTCACGACCTACAGGCTCTGCTGCTGATATGGTATCTACTAAAACAACAAACGTAGACACTAAGGAAGCTAGAGTTTGGACAAAACGGGAAATTAACGCTCTAAGTATGGATGAATATGACAAGCATGAACAAGAAATTGATCGTGCAGTCATGGAAGGCCGAGTGCGTTAGTTCTAAATATTTTTTTCTTTTAGGAGTAATATAATCATGGCTAAATTTGAAACAGCAGGCGCAGGCATTAACAGTAACTTTGATAGTGGCGCATCAAACACAGACGGTAATAACTTTTTACCAGAAATTTATAGTAAGAAAGTTCTTAACTTCTTCCGTAAATCTTCTGTAGTAGAAGCTATCACTAACACTGATTACGAAGGCGACATCGCTGGTTTTGGTGATTCTGTAAAGATCGTCAAAGAACCAACAATTGCAATCGAAGACTACACTCGTGGTAAAGTTGTACCGCAAGCATACATTCAAGATGAAGTAACTTCTCTTGTTGTCAACCAAGCTAAATCTTTTAAGTTTGTTGTTGATGACATTGAAAGTAAAATGTCTCACGTAAACTGGAAAGAAGTAGCTGCATCATCTGCTGCTTATGCTTTAAAAGATACGTATGACTCAGCAGTCTTGGCTCAAATGTTCGCTGGCGTATCATCATCGGCACCTGATCACGTTCTAGGTGCGGACGCTGACGCTGATGAAGATTCAATTCTATTAGCAGAAGCTAACAGCAAACCAATCGACATCGGTGGTACTGGTGGCGTAGCAGTTGATCCTCTTGACGTTATGGCGCATTTAGCCCGTCTTCTTGACGAGCAGAACGTTCCAGAAGAAGGTCGCTTCTTTGTTGCACCACCTGCGTTCTACGAGCAGTTGAGCCAATCTGGTTCTAAGTTAATGTCAGTAGACTTTAACGCTGGTCAAGGTTCAATCCGTAACGGTCTAGTAAGCTCTGGTAAGTTACGTGGCTTCGACATGTACAAGTCTAATAACTGTCCGGCTGCTACTCAGGGTCTTCAGGTTAATCAGATCTTGGCTGGTCATGTATCTGCTACAGCTACTGCACAAACTATTGTGAACACTGAAGTTTTACGTGATCAGGATAGCTTTGGCGACATCTGTCGTGGCTTACATGTATTTGGTTCAGCGGTGCTTCGTCCAGAAGCGTTAGCTAAAGCATACGTGTCTACTATCTAAGCTGATATGTAAAAATAGTGCGAGGGGTGTAAAAGCCCCTCAATCTTTTAGAGGTATTAAAATGTCTAATATATTAGGTTCACCAACCCAACCATTAGGGATGAAGATGCGCAAAGTAATTAAAGTTGGAAGTTCAGCATATGCTGGAGAATCTAAAAAGAACTTTGATGACAACTGGGATGCAATCTTTAAAAAGAAAGAACAAAAAACTACCGAGGAAAAGTAAATGGCAACATCATATTTAGATTTGACTAATGAACTTCTTCGTGAGTTAAACGAAGTAGCGTTAAGCGTAGGTAATTTCTCATCAGCTTTGGGACTACAGCAGTACGTGAAAGATTCAGTCAATCGTGCTTACTTCGATATTATAAACCAAGAACCACAGTGGCCCTTTTTAGCATTGGGCGAAAGCGGTGAAACTGATCCTATGTACGGTAACGTATATGTAGAGACAGTTGCTGGACAAAGATTTTATGAGTTAAAGCCTTCAAGCTCTAACATCAAAACAGATTACAGTTCTGTAGATTGGGACACTTTCTACTTAACAACCGTAGGTGTGGCAGGGGAGACAGCTCCTTACTCAGCATGTAACTTGCGGTACACTACTACAGAAGAATGGAAAGATCATTACCGAATTCGTGAAAACCTAGATGATGCAGGTAGCCAAGTCTATGGCGAGCCTTCTCGTGTTATCAGAAGCCCTGACGCACGTAAGGTAGGATTAAGTCCTATCCCTGATAAAGTGTATCGAGTATGGTTCACAGCTTGGACACTCCCCGAAAAATTAGTAAGCTCTTCAGACGTAATTGTATTCCCTGAAATGTATAGTTCTGTGTTATTAGCACGAGCTAGATATTATATTTGGCAATTCAAAGATAATCCCCAAGCAGCTTCTTTTGCTCTAGATGATTATAAAAAAGGATTAGATTCAATGCGTTCTAATCTTATTGAGCCTACACCTTCCTACTTTAAAGACGACAGAGTGAGATTTGTTTAATGGCTGCCTCGCAACCTTTCGGTTTTGTATGTCAAGGCGGTTTGAATACAAACACTAATGAACTAGCTGCTCTAGCAACCGCTGGTGTAGCTACAGAGCTAGTTAACTTTGAAGTTGACTCGGACTCAGGCTATCGTCGTGTTAACGGGTACACCCCTTTTGGGAATACTCGACCTAACGGTGATAATCGTATCTTGGGTCTTTGTTCCTATGCAGGAGGTTTAATCGCTGCGGTAGTGGACAATGGCACACAAACTGATTATTTTTTCACTATGAATGGAACTGCGTGGGTTAAAATAAATAAAGACGGGCAGCAGTCAACAACTTATAGTAAGACAGCGTGGGATGCTCTATCTGAAGAGACTAGAGCAGGCACAGCTCAGCCTGAGTTTACTTTCATGAACGTTGGGCAGTATGGTGAGATTATTATTACGGACGGAAACAACCTTCCTTTTCTTTTTAAAATTACAGGCACTGGCGGCGTAACTGATTTGTCATATCATGGACATACGTTTCAAGTCCAGAGTGCTGGCGCTCCACAAGCTGCAACATTTCACGAAACACGTTACGTAGCAGCTATTGATAACGTTGTTTATACAAGCGGTGTATTATTACCTTCAACTTTCACAGGGACGGGCATAAGCGTTCAGGTGTCTGAGCCTGTTGTTGCCCTAAGAAGTTTCCGTGATGACGTTATTATTTTTTGTAAAAACAGCATACATAAACTTTCAAATATAAATAATGCTGACGCTTTAGTGGTTAAGCCTATTACTGAAAATGTTGGCTGCATTGCTCAGCACAGCGTTCAAGAAATTGGTGGTGACTTAGTATTCCTAAGCCCTGATGGAATCCGAACTGTAGCGGGTACAGCAAGAATTGGTGACGTTGAGCTAGGAGCTATTAGTAGACCTGTTCAGCCTTTGTTTTCTCAACTTGCCAAAACTATAAATAATTATATTGTAACGTCAACGGTGATCCGAAACAAGAACCAGTATAGAATATTCTATGCGGGGCAAGGAGAAGACATTGCAACTTCAAAGGGTATTATAGGCACACTCACTAAGAACGGTTTTGAGTGGTCAGAAACTGAAGGTATCCAAGCTCACGCTATTGTATCGAATCTTGATTTATCTAATGTTGAAGTTTATTTCCACGGAGATAAAAACGGATACGTATATAGTCATGATATAGGCCCTTCTTTTTATAAGAACGGTGCTGCTTTCAATATTAACTCGAAGTATGTAACACCTTTTTATGATTTCGGAGACGTTGGAAGCAGAAAGACTTTACATTATGTAAAAATTTCTGTGACTCCAGAAAGCACTGTAGCCCCAACACTATCTATTAAATATGATTATAATTCAGTAGAATCTCCACAGCCCCCAGCTTATCAGCTAACAACGATCCCACTCCCTTCCCTTTTTGGGACAGCTACTTTTGGCTCAGGGGTAGGCGCTGGAGCCTTTGGAGGCATTGGAGATCCAATGGTTAGACAGCCCGTCCAAGGCAGTGGGCATACAGCAAATTTCACTATATCAAATAACGATCAGGCCGGTTCATATCGAATCAATGGCTTCTTCATAGATTACGTTCCCGCAGGCAGGAGATAAAGAATGGCAGGTTACACGAAAAATATAACTTTTACAGACGGTACTGTAATTTCAGCAGCCCCTTTCAATACTGAGTATGGTGAAATTGATGCGGCTTTCAGTGCGTCAACAGGTCATTCGCACGACGGTACTGTAGGTGGTGGTTCACCCCTTACAAAAATAGGCGGCGCTAATTTCTATAACCAGTTTTTAGCTGACGACTCAGACAACAAATTAAAGTTTTATGTTAACGCTTCTTCTGCTGCTGAATTACAGCTAACGATAGCTGACGGTGTTATTGAACCGGGCGTAGATAGTGACGTAGATCTCGGTACAACCGCTAAGCGCTTTAAAGACTTGTATGTCGATAGTGCTACGGTAACAGGCGCACTGTCTGCTGCCACTGCGACTATTGCTGGCACAGCTTCTTTTGAAGATCAGATCACTATTACAAGCAACTCAGACACCGCAAGCGCTCAGCCAAAGTTAACATTGAGAAGCAATGAAGATGCGTCTATTGATAACCAACTAGCTGAAATAGTTTTTCAAGGGCATAACGATCAACAAGTCGATGAAACCTACGCTTATATGAGAGCAGAATCTCCAGTTATTCTTGATGATCAAGAAGAGGGTAAATTAAAGTTTTTTGTTCGTAAGACTGGTAACGCTTATGTCAATACTTTAACCGTTGATAGCGCAGGCATAGACGTAATAGGGCTTGTTGAAGCCGATACATTAACTACAACAGGGGCCATTACTGGTGGATCTTTTGTAATTGGAAGTGCAGACATTAGCGAAGCAGAGCTTGAAACAATTGACGGTGTAACGGCTGGCACAGTCGCTGCGAGCAAAGCGGTTGTTGTAGATGCAGATTTAGACATCACAGGCTTTAGAAACATTACACTAACCGGCGAACTAGATGCAGCAACATTAAATGTGTCAGGCGATGTAGACGTAGACGGAACATTAGAGGCAGACGCTATCACAGTAGATGGCACTAGCCTCAACGATGTCATTGTTGGAACTACCGTGACAAACGCTACAAACGCTGTGAATTCTACTAACGCAACCAATGCAACCAACGCAACTAACGCTACCGATTCTACCAACGCTGCTAACATTGCAGTTACAGGAGCGAGTGACACAGATGCAAGCTACTATATCACACTTGCAAGCGCAACGTCAGGTAACTTACCATCTCTAGTAGACGGCGATTTAACATATAACCCATCTTCAAATCTTCTAACAGTACCCGCAGCTAATACAAACAGTTTAGTATTAAACAACTCTACTGCTATAACGTCTGTAGATGAGGACATTGTGGATGGTACTTCATCTAATCATGATAGCATAGCGACTGCCAAGGCCGTTAAAGGTTATGTAGACGCTACAGTAGCTAACTTAGGTGCTGGCGACATCACAGAAATAACAGCGGGTGACGGCTTAACAGGTGGGGCAACTACAGGTACAGCGACTTTAACGGTTGTTGGTGGTAAAGGTATTAAAGCTAACGCTGACGATATTGAGCTGGACTTCACTGAACTCACAGATATGACCGCCGTTATTAACGATAATACTGAGTTTGTTTTAGATAACGGTGGAGTGGCCTCTCGCAAGCGGGCAGCCGAGATCCAAATTAGTTATTTTGAAAACGATTCAGGCTTCACTACTAATGCAGGTACAGTTACAGCGGTTACAGGAACTGGCGCTATTGCATCGACAGGTGGGACTACCCCTGAAATTTCTTTAAGTTTAACGTCTCTAGACGCTACCACTACTGACGGCGATGCCGATTCTTTTGTAGTTGTTCGAGATAATGGCTCTCAATTTAAAATTGCAAAGGGGAGCATTAATCTTACAGGGTTTAATAATGATACTAACTTTACAGCCAACGAAGGCACAGTTACAAGTGTAGGCGGTGGGACAGGCACGACTTCTTCAGGTGGAACTACACCTAGTATCTCTTTAAATCTTAGCGAGTTAGTAGATTCTACAGGCACAGTGGCTGCATTTGCTGCTGTAGTTGGAACAAGCACTAGAAAAATAGCCCCTTCAGCAATTCCTTTATCATCTTTTAGTAATGACTTAGACCTTGCTGCCGGTACATTGACATCGGTCACAGGTACAGGAGCTATATCATCGACAGGTGGAACTACTCCTGAAATTTCTGTAGCCACTGCGTCGGCAACTCTTAATGGTATAATGACTGCTGGATTATTTACTAAGTTAACAAACATCCCTTCTGATGCGACAAATAATGTGGGTGACATTACCGCAGTTGGTGCTGGGAATGGGTTAACTGGCGGAGGCACTTCTGGGAGTGTCACGCTGAACGTAGTTGGAGGGAGCGGTATCACTGCAAATAGTAATGATGTCGCAGTAGATTCTACTGTTGTCAGAACATCCGGCAACCAAACTATGTCAGGTAATAAAACTTTTACAGATGCTTTAACGATTGATTTAAGCTCTGTTGATCCTGATACAGCTCTCTCAATTGTTAGCGATAGAACTAACGCATTAGCGGCTCCCCGTGTTAAATACTTACGTAAGAGTGCAAGCCCTGCTAACAATGACGTATTAGGGGCTACAGAGTATTGGGGTAGGTTATCAGGCGGTAGCGATTACAAGTATGCTACTATTACAAGCTCTATTACTAATTTAACTAATAACCAAGCAAATCTTGTGTTAAGTGCAGGCGGTAAATCAATAACGCTTGATGCTCAGGGAATGGAAGTAACAGGCACATTAGCTATAGACAGCATAACAGCTCCTATGACTACATCGGAAACAACACAGAGCGCTGGAATGAGCGCCATGGTTTTATATAAGAATCAAAGGATCCTCTTCGGTAGTTCTTCGAGCCTAAGAACTTTTGACCTCCCCACTATAGTTAACGTTAACCCCGGCTCGACCTCGGTCATAGCTAAAACATCTTGGACTATTATAAATACAGACACACAACCACTAAAAATTAAAGCGCCTGCCGGTCACACAATAGACCGTTACGTGAACGGGTCTAAAACAACATCAGCTATTGGAGGCTATGTGCATTTAAACGCTTTTGGCTCTTGTGAAATCATAGCAATGAGTGACCTATATAATAAGTTTATTGTTATCGGAAGTGAGTTAACTTAATATGAAAACATCAATGTCTGTATTAGCGGGCCAGCATCCTTATTTTCCTGCTGGAACTCAACAAGTTATTAAATATACATTTACATTTTGGGCTTACGGGGGAGCAACTAATTATGGAACTCGTTATCGTGTAAATAACAACAACACTCCAACAGAGAGCACCATATCTAATCAAGGCTTTGCTGAAAACATTAGTAGTGAGTATGGGATTGCTCAGCCCACAACGGAGACGTATGGTGTAACCTCAAACAATGATCTTACGTGGATGTTTGGTATTACTGGCAGTGGTACTCTTGGCTGGTCAACTACTCCAAAGAAGATACCTAACATATGGTATAATGCAAACACTGGCGGCGGCCCGAATTATCTTCAAATGGGAAGAATACCTGAATATCAGCCCAGTGACTCAACTTTTGATTTTAATTTTTCTAGTCAAATAGGGTTTGGCGAAGTAGAGTTTAGATTTGGTAAATTATTAAGAGCGCCACTGTTGTCCGACGGCTTGTACTATATAGCCGATACACCAGCAACTAACTCTTACCGTCCCGCTATTGGGACTGACGAGTACAACGACAAAGTTGAAAGTAGTGTGTCAGTAGGTAGTTGCACTTCTACGTCCTGCTATGACGCTGGAACTATAAGATGGGTAGGCGCTCTAGCCTCAACTGCTTTCAATCTAGACCGCATCAATGCAGACATAGACGTTGGCGACACTGAAACTATACTGGCGTATTTTAAAGGAGTAGCATCTTATGCTTAAACTAGAACTAGAAACAAGTGTTGATGATGCTTTTATTGAAGAAGTATATTATCAAAATGAAACAGAACTGTGTAAAATGTTAAGGTTTGAAAGTGTTTTAGAACATGAAAACGTACCGGCAAGCGATCCCGAAGAAAGATTGAAAAGAGTTAAAGCTCAATTTTCAGACATGTTATTGCCTTTAAGAACTTTTAAGATTATTGAGACAGATACTGAAACAACTGTAGGTTACTTGTCGGCTGTTCCTTCGACAACTAAATTCCACACAAGTCTAAATTTATCTGATAAAACTTGGGAAGAACTAGCCCCCGCTATACATTCTTATATGACAGGTAAAGAGTTGCAGTTCTGGCAGTGTTGGGCGAGACATGAAGAAAGCGATGTAGATTTAATTAACGCTTCTTATAATAGAGATGATTTGTTTTCATTAGTGTCTAAAGAGTTAATGGATGCCCATGTAGATGATTGTCTACTTCAATTCGAAATTGTATAAGGAGTTTAAAATGAGTTCAATACCAGACCCAGAAACAGTAAAAGAAGTAATTGATGTTGCAGCCGCCTCAACAGGTGTATTGGCATTAGCATCGTGGCTACCCCCTACAGCGTCAGTATTTACAATTATCTGGTTAGGTATTAGAATTTATGAGTCAGATACTGTTCAAAAACTATTTAAGAACAAATGAGAGTTAAATTCTACGTATTAACTTCACAAGGTTTAAAAGATTTAGAAAGACACAATAGTTCAGAGTACAGCAACATCCCAATAGAGGACACTGTAGTTATCATTAACAGCTTAGATGTCAACTACGTTCAACAAGCTGAGAGTTATTGTAAAAAGAACGAGCTAGAATACTATATCACTGAAAGCAACGGCACACCAGCTAAAGGCAAAAACTCAGTCCTTGATATTTTTCTAGCTTCTGATAATGATTATTGTGTCTTAGTAGACGGAGATGATTATTTAACTCCACAGGGCGTTAAAGTTTATAAAGACATAGCAGCTTCTAAGTCTCCTCCTGACGCAGTTTGTTTAAAGAATCAAGTGAGCATGGTTGACGGTAAAGCTACGAAAATGTTTACTGTAAATTATAAAGATCTAATTAAAGATTTTTGTTACGAAAGACTAAAGAATGAACAAGGTTACGGCCATCAGAAAGCATTACGTTACGCTCTCTGGAGGCAGAAATATTTTATAACGCAAAAGAAGTATAGTGAAGGTAATGAGATCCAGTGTAGAGTAACTTGGTTTAGTAAAGAAGCGGCTAAGTTTAAGTTTGATGAGGATGTAAAGATAGGTGAAGATGCCTTACAAATGTTAAGATTAAAGCATGAAGCCCTTATAAATACTTTAAAGATGTATACTTATAATGAAAACCCCATAACTTATATATATAATTATACCAGCTTTGGAGTGTTAAGTCAAGAGACAAATAACCTAACAGACTTTAATTGGCTTAAAATATACTTAACAAAAATACGACAAATGGAAAACTTAAATTACTTACATGTAGATACTGTACTCCCCGAATTAAAGGTATATAAATGAGCAATAAACGTAGCCAAAGAAACACTAAAAAGGTTTTAAAGAAACTTAAAGCTAAACGTCAAGGTTTTGCACCGGGCGGGTACGGAGGTGGTGGCGGTGGCACAGGGCCTCAAGGGTGGAATCAGAATCAAACAGGACAAAACTACTGGACTTCAAACCCAAGAGGTTCTGGCGGCAAAGGTAGATTTGAATATACTATGTTAGAAGGCAAGACCGCTGACCAGAGAGAGGCTATATTAAGATACTATGATCAGCCTCTAACGCAGCAGTCAACTTTCAGCTCTTCTCCCGAAACTACGTCAACCGTTGCTACCACGCAGGGAACTACGTCACCTAAGACTAATGACGGTAATATTGATTTAACTTCTAATCAATTAAATTTAGATATAAGCGCCCCAACACAAGAGGGATTAGATTCCGTAACAAAACCAAGCTTGACCTCTGTTGTCTGGGATTCAGCTAAAAGTATTTTTGTTTCCGCTGTAACAGGAGCAGCAATAGGCGCATTAGCTGGAGATTACTACGGCATCTCAAAAGGCGCACTAGCTAAAATGGGTTTTGTAGAGGGCGCTAAAACCGACGCTGTTGGGCAAGCTACAGGTGTGGTACTCAACGCTATGACAGGACTACCCGTAGTGGGTGACGTGATCCAGTCGGGCATGAACTTATATGATGCTGCGGGTAACACCATATCCGGCATACCTTCAACCTTTACGGGCGGGTCAGATACTTATATACCAGACACGTCACAAATCACTACGAACCTAAATTTAGGTAATTATGATAGTTCTGGAAATATCGGATTTAACGGAACTGTAAGTAGCGGCAGCGGTACAGCTTCATCAGATAATACAATCGTAACTGGAGGTACAGTAACCTCCGCTACAAACGCTCTTAACGTAAACGAACAAACATCAGAAGATGTTGGAGACTCAGACATGGCAGAAAATGCAGGTGTAACGACTATAGACTTAGGCGGTGAACGACCAGAGGTTGACGCAAATGGACGACCTACAACGCCTACAGTGCCAGACGCTACAGAGAGTGTAGTTAAAACAGATAAAACTTTAGTCACCGACTCTAAGGATGTCGTTAAACTAAAAGATATGGACGAGGTTGAACTCACAGAGGATCAATTAGTATCTCCTAATACGCTTGCACCAGTGGCAGCGGGAGCGGCAGGCACGGCAGCGGCTGCAAAAACTTTAGAAACTAAAACAATTACAGCAAAAACAAATGCAGAGACATTAGCTGAAGCAGATTACAAAGGCCCTAAAGCTGCTGTAGGCGAAGTAAGCGAAGGATCTTTAGCATCTGTAGATGACGCTACACTTACCACCACAGCAACCACAGCGGAGAGAGACACCGAAGCTGAAGCGGCTGGGATGGCAGAAGCGCCAGAGTTTGAGATGGATTTAAAGTCTATGGTAGACCCTGTGACGGGTGCAGAAATTACTGTTTCAGCAACTCCAGAAGCCGAAGCTAATACTCGTGAAGCTATTACAGATGATACTTATAGCACAGGTGAAGCAACACAGATTACAGATACACTAGGCTACGAAATCACTAGAACTCGTCCAGTGCAAGGCGAAGCCGCTCAGGGCGTTGCAGTTGATATGCTTGCAGAAGTAGGTGAGCTACCTCCGAAAGTTGCAACTGCTATTCTAGACGATCCTGAAAAAGTAGTAGCACAATTAGATAACGCTCCTGTAGAAGTTAAGGCAGCTATTGCCGCTTTACCTAAAGAAGCTTTAATGTCTTCACAGATTGAAAGCTTGTTAGGCGCATTAGAGGGCGGCAAGACTCCTGTATGGGCAAGACCGGCTGTAGATAAAGTGAACGCAATGATGGCCGAAAGAGGTCTAAGTGTTTCGACGGTAGGACGAGATGCGCTCTTCAATGCTATTATTCAAAGCGCTATGCCTATTGCAGAAAACAATGCTAACGCTTTACAGAAACGAGCTGCTCAGAATTTAGACAATCAACAACAGGCAAATATTACAACCGCTACGTTAGACATGGATCGACGCATGAATAACTTAGCTAATCAACAAACAGCCGCTAGTCAAACAGCATCTATGGCTAATGACTTCAAAAAGCTTCAAGGAACTTTTAAGCAAGAATCTATTATTACTACAGCTAATCAAGAACAACAAACACGTTTAGCTAACTTAGAAAATCGTCAACGCACTGCTGAACAGAACAATAGAAACAAACAAGAAACAATGGCGTTGAACTTAGGCAACGAACAGCAAATGACTCTTGCTAATTTAGAGTTTGAAGCGCAGTCGGACAGAGATAATATGTCTGCTGATAACCAAAGAAAGCTTGCAGAAATGAACGTTGCGGCAGAATTCTTGTCTAAGAACGCTGAGTTAAAGCAGTCGATGGACATAGCTAATATGTCTAATGAACAACAGATGAGAATGGCAAACTTACAAGCTCGTAATGACGCAAGTGCAGATAACTTAACCGCTGCACAACAAACAGAACTGGCTAACTTAGATGCTAAACTAAAAACAAATTTAAAAGCTGCCGACATCGCAAGCAACATGGGGATCGCCCAGTTAAATGCTGATCAACAACGTGCAGTTACAAACGCAACAACCGTAGCCAATATTGATTTAGCTAAGTTTAGTGCGGCAGAACAGATTGAAATTACAAATAGTAAGTTTATGCAAACAATGTCTCTAGCAGATTTTGACGCTAAGAACACAGCCATCCTTCAAAATGCGGCTTCACAGGCTTCAATGGACGTAGCTAACTTAGACAAGAACGCTAAGCTTGCAGCACAAAATGCAAACGCTTTCTTACAAACAGACTTAGCTAATTTAACGAATGTTCAACAAGCTAATATGTTAGCGTCACAACAAGAACACCAAGCGTTACTTAACGATACCTCAGCGGTTAATGCGGCAGCACAGTTTAACGCTACAAGTGAAAACCAGACTAATGAATTCATGGCTAGTTTAGCTACACAGATAGACCAGTTTAACGTTACTCAAACAGACACGATGGCACGATTTAATGCTGAGCAAGCAAACAAAGTAAACGCTGAGAATGCGGGCAATCAACTACAAGCAGAAATAGCTAATGCTTCGTTAATTTCTGAGACAGAAAGATTTAATGCTAACATGCAAAATAGTAGAGATCAATGGAACGCTTCTAATGCGCAAACTATTCAACAGGGTGATCTTACGTGGCGTAGAAATGCAAACACTGCTGATACAGCAGCTTTGAATGATGCCAACAGATTAAACATTTCCAATAGTTTCAATTTAGATATAGCGCAGCATACGCAACTATGGCAGGAATTTAGAGATGAAGGTACTCATGCAAATAACAACTTTGAAAATGATCAACAGCGGAAAGTACAACTTATCACTTCTGTAATTTCTAATGAGGGTGCTTACGCTTCAGGTGGTGTGGCTACAGCATCAAGTCTTTTAAAAGTTATTGAAAGCTTTGATTTATAATAAAAAATTAAGAGGATATAAATATGTTTGATATTTGGAAGTTTGCAAAAAGTGCAGGTAAAATAGCAGTCAAAGGGGCTAAAGCGGCTGTGAAGATCGCTAAAGATGTTGGTAAAGGTATAGTTAAGATAATTAAAGGTGAAGGAAACTTCATGGGCAAGTTTAAGACAACGGGGGCTTTAGGAGTTATGACGTTCCTTCCGGGAGTGGGGGCTGCGTTAGGTAATGGGATTATTAACGGCGCTAAGGCTCTCTTCGGGGCAGAAGGTCTTGTACCTAAAGGACTAGATAGCCTATTTACTTTTGCTGCTAATACAGTTAAGTCTACTGGTAGGGTTATGAAAAATGCCACGGCAGGTGTGCGAGATACCATTGTTGAGTTTTCTAAAACAGCCGCACAAAAAATGGGTTTCGAAGTAGACGGTGCAGCATCAAACTTTTTTGGAGGCGGAGACTCTGCATTCAGTAAAAGTTTTGGAAGTGAGTCAAGGTTTCAAAACTTAACGTCCTCGCAAGAAAAGATTGAAAAGTTGAACACTGCATTTAATTATGTAAAAGATTCTAACCCCGCTGATATTTTTGGTGATCCAATCAATAACGCACAAAGCTTTATTAAGCAACCACCAAAGACAGACTTCTTCAGTACTCCAAACCCTCAGCAGTCGGCACTTATTGAGGGCGCAAAGACTACAAAGCAAAGCCTACTTAGTAAAGGTAAAGACTTCGCTGGTAACGTTTATACGTCTGCTAAAGATAGCGCTATAAAGGGCGTTAAAGATACTGTAAGCTCGGCACCTGAACAGTACGTCGAGAACTACCTTACAGGAGAACTAGATAAAGTTATTTACGGCGACCCAGAAGAAGCTGTAGCAGTTGAAGAAGGATACACAGGCTTTGGCGGCGCACAAGTAATCCAAGCTCAAACTCTTCAAGGATATTCAACTCAAATAAACGCTAATCAGTTTTTACAGCAAGCTCCAGCACCTAGTAACTATGGTTATTCAGCGCAGCAATATAACACGTATGGGCAGAACATGAACGCTATGTATCGACCAGCAAAGATAACAACAGCATAAAGGTATTAACTAATGGCAGATTTAAAAGCACAGTTACAGCAGCAACAAATATCAACTAGCCGTCCAATTCCCGGCCAGTCGTTAACTAACAACCCAGAGAATCCTATGCCGTTTGAAAAGCCTCCGAAGTTTGTAGACTTTCACCAAGCTTCGGAATACTTATGGGTAAAAATGATAGAAGATGTAGCCTATGTAAGTTTGATGGAGTCGTTAGAGAACGGTGTCCCTGTGATGGACGTTGTACAAATAATCCTGAAACAAGGTTTCCAACAAGGTTTATGGAACCCTGACTTAATGATTATGTTAATCGAGCCAGCAGCTTACATGTTAATAGCTTTAGCAGAAAAAGCTGATATTCAATTCGTAGTCTACCAAGGTCAAATGGATGACGAAGACGACGAAGAAGAAATACTAGGTGTCTCTTTCCAAGAAGAACGTATTCGAGAAATGATGGAAGTATCTGAGTCTGGTAATATTCCAGCTAATGTTCTTACAGATGAAATGCGTAAAGACATTGAAAAGCTACCACCTAAAGAAGACGCACCCAGTTCTATGGCTCCTACAGAAGCTCCTGTTGCAGAAGCTCCGGCGCAACAAGAAAGTTTAATGGCCCCTCCACAAGTTTAAAGGTATAAAATAATGACTGACTTGAGTAAACGAAAAGACATTACAGCATTTGGTGAATCTTTATTAGCAGGCACGAGACAGCGTAGAGATGATCAATACACTGCGTATAAAAAAGATAGAGATAAACAAGCTAGGGATGCCCGTAAACGGGAGAAGCGTCAGTTGCTTTATGGTTATGGAGCAAAAGCTATATTAGGTATTGGCAATGCTTTGGTGAAGTCTTCGACTGAAAACTTTTTGCAAAAACAAGAAGTTTTAAATAATAACATAAAGTTTAAGAGTGCGCTTAGCGGCGCTACTGGCCGCACTAATGATCGAAACCTAGCTTCAGTTCACGAGGCTGGTGAAGATGAATTCTGGCGCTCTAAAGCTTTAGCGACGATAACGCCTTCTTTTAACGCCGCTATCCCCGACACATATAATGCAGGTCAAAGAGAAAAACTTTTATATAATGAAAGTCTTAGAGCAGGAGCAGAACTTAAAAAACTTTATAAAAGCTCAGCCGAACAAGACAGAATGCTTCTAGAGCGTGTCGGTAAAGAAGGCGCAAGCGCATACACTGATGCTTTAGTAGCTCAAAGAGGCGATAACATAGGTACTGCACTTTTGCGTAAATTTAAAGGTATATTTAATAAGGATGGAGATCCTTTGGATAATAGCGTCAAAGCAAATGACCTTATGAAAAGCTCTGAAAATGTTAAAGCTTACGGAGAGCTTAGACGCATGGGTCTAGAACCCTTTTTAGCACAGTCTAAAATTCAAGAGTGGACAGACGCTGGTAAAAAGATGAGCATTGCCACTGTGAGCACTGAAGTTATTACAATAAAAGTCCCTGTTGATACAGGTGTAATTGGTGAAGCACCTAAGACTGTAGACAAAAGCGTTATACAACGAAAAGACGCAACTGGAGCTTTATCGTTCTTTGACATTGATTCTCAAATAGAAGTAACTCAAACGGATTTAACCTATACTCAACAAGCGGCTGCTTACCTTAAAAAAAATACAGATCAGGTAGAGCAACATAAAGTTAACGTAGCTCAGTATTCAACTGTAGAAGATGTTGATGTGTTAGGGAGATACGCTACGATTTTACTTAATGGCTCAACTGATGAAGACAGGTCTAAAGTGACAGCCAATGATATTTATAGCAAGATGTTAATCACGCAAAATACTTTACAGTCAATGGGCAACACAACAGCTAAACAAGCTGAAGAAATTGCAACTAAAATGCACGTACTTAACGCTTCTGGCATGATAGATGAAACAGGTTTTGGCGCTCGTATTCAAGGTAAAAATAATTTAATCACAGGCGGTGCTGGATACCATCCACTTCTAGCTTATGTAGCTGTTACAGAGTTAGAAAAAAATCGTACTAGCTCAGTTGGCTACAACGCAAAAGTTAAAAAATCTTTTATGGCCGAGTATGCAAATAACATAGAAGCTTATGATGGCCCCCTTAGTGATGAAGGACGAGCTAGAATAACTGACTTGTTAAAAAATAACCCTGAAGCTCTAGCAAGTCTAAACTCTATTCTTGAGCCACCAGTTACACCACCATCAGTTACACCACCAACAGTTACACCACCAACAGTTACACCACCACCAGCTACAGCATCAACTAAGACATACGCCGAGCTGCAATCACTAGCTGAACAGAACTTTATTTATAGTGCAGCCAAAAAGAAAGCCTCAAACTACATTAACGACTATAATCAAATAGTAACTACGATAGAGCGTCAAGGAGATAGGGCTTCTGTTAAAATGAAAGCAAGACGTGAAAAAAACTTACTTAACTTACGGTCTAAGATAAAAGACGAAATGGAACGAACAAACGGTTACATTCCAGAAGGCGCAGGTGATGCTTACACACGCTATCTCGAACTTATTAACGCAACTCCCGGAGTATAATTAATGTCTGAACAAGATACTTTTTTGAGTAGAATTGAAGCAGCTCACGCTCGCATGAGTTCGTTTGATGAAACATCTTATAAGCCTTTACTGTCAGAAGAAGAACTAGATAAAGTTACTTCTTACGAAGGTAATACAGTAACGGACTTTGAAAATAATGCTACAGTCGTTAAGGATTATGATGTCTTAACAACTTACTTAGCTGATCATCAAGACTTTGCAACTAAGATGCTTGATAGTGATGCAGGCCCTGCCGAGTTTTTACGTGATGATTTTTTACGTATCACTTCTGTGGCTGGTAAAGCTGCTGCTTTGTCTGACGCACCTGAAAACGTTAAAAAAGCCTATCGAGATCTTAGAACCAAGTGGGAAGAAACTGAAGTTACAGGAACAAAAGAAACGCTTAACGCTGCTAAAGACTACGGCACAGATGTACTAGCTAACTTTGAAACACTCCCGACTGCCCTTTCTCTAATATTCGGTAACATAGGAGGCGCTGCGGCTCAGACTTCTGTACGTGTTGGAGTTAAAGCAGCACTTGCTAAAGTGTTAGCTAAAGCATCATCCAACCCTATTAAAAGCACTGCTGCTTATACAGGTGCTATTTCAGGCATCCAAGACTTAGCGGTTCAAGATCTTGAGGTTGAAATTGGAGAACGTAAAGACGGTATTGATTTAGGTCAAGCAGCTACGGCGGCTGTGTCTGGTGCGGCCATTGGTGGTGCGCTTTCTTACGGGATAGGTAAAGTAGTTAGTAAATATGCTACCGATAGACTAGCTAGAGATTTAGACGACGCACCTGTAATGAGCGAAAGCAAAGGTATGGTGTTGTTTGATGAAGGTCTTGAAGGTGAATGGATACCAGCCAGCGGCAGCAAAGTCATTAACACTGCTGATCGTTTATTAGAAGGCCCTGAAGGGTCTGTGCTAAACATGAAAGACGTAGACATAGATAATGTTGTCAACGATTTTGTAGACGACATAGGTGGCGGGGACGTTACAAAAGAAGAGTTTAAATCAGTAGTAACTGGAGCCTTAAAGTCAGGAGCTACTGGAAAATTCATTAAGAATAAATTAGCTTTTAGTGTTTGGCAATTTGCCACAGACTTGACAGGTAATTTTTTCGGTAAAAGTGCTGGGGTCTTAACTCCCTATACTAAATACTCTAATACAGCTAAGACATTACAAACACGCTTTAGCCATGAGTTTGCAGAAGGATTTGGAAAAACTAAAGAGCGTATTGGGATGGATCTTAGCGAAGCACAAGCTAGGTACACTGGAGGTTTTACTACTCAATACTTAAAAATTGTAGAGCCTTTATCTTTGAACAGTATCAAAGGCAATGTGTCAGATGAGGTTAATGATTTATTAAACCAAGCAATACGTGGAAACTTTAAAGGTGTGCCTAAAGAAATAGGTATTGCAGGTAAGAAAATTCAAGGTTTGTTTAAAACAATTGGTGATCAATTATACTCAGAAGGTGTAATAGCTAATAAAATAGATAACTATATTCCTCGCATGTGGGACAGGAAAGCTATTGACAGAAACCCTGACGCTTTCCAAGAACTCCTAGTAAAATCTGGAGAGGCTAAAAATGTAGCTGAAGCAGAGCGTATCACAGAAAGCATGTTAGACATTGAAAATCAAATTGATGGTGGTTCAGGTGGACAGTTCTTTGCATCAAAACGTAAGTTTACATTTGAAGATGATTCTATATTTACAGAATTTTTAAATACTGACTTAATGGATGTTGTACTAGACTATAACTATCAAGCCGGTAAAGCTTTAGCTAAAAAGAAAGTCTTATTAGCTTCTAATGAAAAAGAATTCATGAGTCAATGGATTAACCCTATTGTAAAAGAAATGAAAGTGGCTGGAAAAACTTTAAATAAGATAGAGCGTGAGCAAATCCGAGAACTTTATAGGTCTGCTACTGGTGAGAACATGGAGCGTTACGGTTCAAAAATGCAGACGGCAGCCGATGGGTATTCGTTAGGAACACGTCTAGCTTTATTACCTTTAGCTACTATAGGTAGTATCACAGAAGTATTTATAAACATCGGTAAGGCTGGAGTGTTAAACTCTGTTAAAGGTTTTGCTGAGGCTTCTGAATTGAGCTTTAAAAAAGTAACGGGCGATTTACATTCTGAACTTATGACTAAACATGGCTTAACCGCCAATGAAGCTTTCCGAGAGTTAAAGAAACACGGTATTGCAATGGAGCAAGCTGAAGCTCAAATGGGAAACCGTCTAGCTGGCGATGACTTAGCGTCAGAAACCATGCAGAAAGTAAGCAATAAGTTTTTCCGCATGAACTTCCTAGATCAGTGGACTAAGTTTGTTCAAACAACTACGTTTGCAAGCGGTAAAAATTTAATCAACGAAAACATAGGGAAGCTTGCAGCTCACGGCAATCAACCAATGACACGACGCATGGAAACTTTAAGAGGCGAACTGTTGGAACTAAACATTGACCCTGATAAAGCTGTTGTGTGGTTAAAGAAAGGTGGGTTAAAAGAAGACCCCTTTTATGAGGACATGATGAGTGGCGCTGCACGATATACTAACTCAGTAATATTACAACCTTCTGCAATGTCGGGTTTAAAACCTCTACTACATTCAAACCCTAAAACTTCAATAGCTTTTCAACTGCTAGGCTACCCAGCAGCTTTTACAAACACAGTTCTTAAAGGGGCTGCCAAAGCTGTAACAAAAGACGCAGGACGTAACGTACCTAAGCTGGCAATGGCTGGCTTGTTAATGACTGAAACAGCTCGGATGACTAACTTCTACCGCAGTAACGGCGCTAGTGAAAGAGACACGACTCCCACAGAGGCTCGTATTGCAGCTATAAAACGTTGGGGTGGTAACGGTATGTTGTTTGATAATTTACAACGAGCCAGCGAAGCTGCAAAGTATTCAGGTACTATTACTGGCTATGCTACTGCACCTTTCGGCCCTTTAGCTACAGACGCTTTAGGCATAGCTTACGGTAAATATAATCAAGTATTAGGCACTAAGATTCCTTTCTATGCAGCGGGCACTACTGTAGCTGGCCCTGAAAACATGCGTAAGTATCGAGCCATGTTGAAAGAACAAGATAAAGGATTAAAAGGATTCTTACCTGAGTTCGAATATAATGTAAGTCGCCAACAGTTTAATAAAGGCGGTGAGGTTAACATTCCAAATGCGCCGACTGAGCCTGATGAGCGTATAAATAAAATGACAGGTAGACCCTATAACGAAGATGCAGGTTCAGCTTTTATGGATGAGCTTGACCCTAAGAAAACAGAGCGTCAAGGTTTTAGTGTTGGCTCGGTAGTGACTAAGGGAGCCGTGAAACTGTCAGGCTATTTAGCTGAAACTGTTAACGATGCGACAGATGGTATTTTAAATCCGAGGTTAATTAACAGTGCTATCGATGACATAAAAACAAATGCAGGTTTAAACGCTGATGAAGGACAGGTATTTGGTCAGTCTTATAGTCCAGACGACGCTGATTTTGGAGCTATTGCTGGCTCTCAAGCAGATGAGTTTGGCGGTGAAGAAGAACTTGAGGAATACATAGCGTTAAGTATAAAGACTATTTTACGAGAAAAGGATATGGATGTCAAGCCTTATTCTAAAGAAACTTTAGATATACAGGCAAAGAGTAATGGAGAATATGGTGAAGACTTCCAAGTCTCTCGTGGGTATACCGAAGAAGAGATAGACGATTTCAATTACCAAGCTGAGATGGGAGAAGAATTTGATCCCGACCAAAGCTTGTTCACAGACATTGCTTTTTATCTAGAGGAAGTCCGTGAAGCATCTAAAGCGCACGTAAGCTCGTTAGCATCTATAGATAAGTTAGAAGAGGTGCAAGGACTAGAAGATATTATAGATATTTTTGCTAGGAATAGTAAGTTTATACCTTCTGAGGACATTACCGATGAGGGTAGAAGAAAGATTATAACTAACTACATTGCTAACAATTCTGATAATTCTGAACTTATGACAACTTTAAAGTCTATGCAAGCTGATTCACCTCGAACAGAAGTGGGTCAAGCAAGCGGAATCGCTGAAGATGCAAGGCTTAAAAACCTCGACGCTTACCTAGCATCATCTATTGAAAAGACTCCTAAGTTCCGAGGCATCTCTGACTTCGCAGAAAAAGACTTTGAAGTAGCGTTTGTATCTCCAAGAGAAATGGGTGTACACGTAGGTACTGAAGGCCAAGCAAACTACATGGCAGCTAAAGGAATTAATGATCGTAGAGCGGAAGACACTTTGTCAATTCCCGGCTCTGGCGATCCAAAGGTTGCTCGTCCTGAAATGGATAGGTTCTTTGCAGATGAGCAGGCTCGTCGTGAAGGAATGACTATGGAAGATGTAGACTTTGAGAACATAACTCCAGATGAATTAGATCAAGTAGGCTCAATGGACTTACCGCCTTCTAGTGATATGCCTAACGTTAGTATAATGAAAGGCTATGTGAACGTTAAGAACCCGTTGGTCTTCCCTACAGACGCTGCTAACTGGTCAGCAGAAACCTTACTGACTTCAGCATCTAATCAACTTATAGATGCTATCGTAGCTGGTACTGGTAGAAAGATACCTGAGAAATTCCAAAAGAGATTAAATGCACTGATGGTTGAAGCTTTAGAAGTGCCTTCTCTCCCTGACATCTTTAACAGTTCAGAGCAGTTAATAACAACCAGCTTGCGTCAAGTGACGTTAACTAAAAAGCTACAAAAGTTTTTAGAGGATATGCGTTTCGATTCTATTAAGTATCGCAACATGGTTGAGCCTTCGCTAGAAGGGGAAAGAACTAGCGGCTCTTATATCTTATTCCGACCTGAGCAGTACAAATCTATCAATGCTAGTACGTTTGATAAGACAGATAAGCGCATGATGTTTAATGAAGGTGGTCAGCCAAGTCAAAGAGATTGGTCAATGCTCTGGGCTAGAGATTATAATGCTGAAGATCGTCCGCTTGAAGATCG